GTCTTACGAGCTTGCTTCTTAAAAGTCTTAGACCCTAAAAACATAATGTAACGATACTTGATTGAACGTAAGATAAAGAAACGATAATGATGTCCCTTAACCCATTTACCACCTTTCTTATCTGGTCCATTATAGCAAAAGATACCAGAATCTGTTGTTCCACAGTATAAGAAGTTAGTAGCTTGGTAAATTGCTCCTGTATGGTGCATACCTTGGTCAGCAAAGGAGATAATAAACCAATTACCATCTTGCTCTTGCTTTAATTGTCTTAAAGTCCATGAAACAAACTTAGAAGTAATGTTCTTTATGTTTTGGCTTACTTCGTCTTTGATATACAGTCGAGATAATTCTAGGGTGTTATCTTTATTAGCTAGAGGTGAAATTGAAGAAGCTAAAGACTTACGTACATGAGTATAGGTAACCATTCCTACTAATTGATTTTGGTAATACATTCCATAAGCATACTTACAAGCTACTACTCGGTGTAAATAATGATAGTCAACCATTAATCCATGCAAATCTAAAGGATTAACCTTCATAAAGCTAACGTCACTAAATTTGTCTACTTTAGTCATAGTTTTAAACCACCTTTAATTAAACATTTCTTTATATCCTTATAATTATCACAAGTGTAGGGTAACTCAATTAAATTATATCCATTATCTCTTGCATAATCACGCTTTAATTTATCATGATACTGCTGTGTCTTAAGCTGTTCTTCTCCACCGAAATAGTCGATTGGTTCATAATGTTGCATACCTTGATATTCAATTAATACCTTCTGGCTATCTATACAGAAATCATAATGCAAAGGATAACCCCCAACACCTAACAAATCACTAAACTTCTTAGGATACTCATAAGATATAGAACTGTCCTTTAAAATATTATTAATTATAAGCTCCCCGTGTGAAGTATTGCACATAGGACAGCCATGACCACAAACTAAAGGTTGGGGAGTAGTAAACCACTTATAACCACAATTATTACATTTAACTTTGACTTTAGTATTCTGATTTAGATACCTCCCATGCAAAGATACGAAGCCATATCTATCAATATCCTTAACAAACTTTAAAGCACGTAATCTTCTATCATCTTTTCTATTACATATAGGACAATTAGGGCTTCTACTTATATCCCTAATCATACAATATCTAGTATGACCACAAGATAGATACATTACCTTAATTTTATCACGTACACTATAGCCACTAATAAGAATTAAGTCCCTATTTAAATTATGAACTCGTTTATATAAATCAACTAGTCCAAGTTTCATAGTACCATAGCAGTAATTACATTGGTTACCAGATAATATTGACGCAGGACGTGCCTTAGTAACACGACCACAATCTTTGTGATACAAATATACAAAAGTATCAACATTAATAAAAGGACTTAATAGAGTATATTGATTACCATACATATCCTGCAATCTCCATATAAAAGAGTCTTCCGTCTGCTTAACTTGCGGATCACAAATAGGACAGAGAGAACTTTGTTTAAATTGTAGTGGCGTTTTATTTTTAATAATAAACCCACAACGATTACAACGTAATTTAACTCTTTTACAAGAGCCATCATAGGAACTAGCCAAACTGAATCTACCTTTTAAATCCTTAGCAAGATATTCTCTAAAATAGACAGCATACTTTTTCATCCTTCTGTTATGTTCATGCTGTTTTAACCATTCTTCCCTGTTCATTGTTCAATCACTTCCGGTAATTTATCTGGGATGACAATATTAAACTGTTTTCTAAAAAGATAACCTTTAAGTTCGTCATTCTTTATGATACTTCTACTAATAGCCCGCCTATCTAGGTGTAGTGTCTCACTTGCTTCACGTATTGACTTAAATACTTGCTCGGAGTCATCCATTAAGTCATGGGCTATTATAGGAGTCTTTCGAGTACTACCTTTAAGCATTTCTAGCCTTTTGATTAGAGTATCTAAGGTAAAATCATCCTCATAAAATACTAAATAGTTCCCTATCGTTATATAGCGCTGTACTCCACCTCCTTGGGCCGCTGTTGCAACATTACCCGAATTATTCTTTCCTAAATACTTTGTTGCGTCCATCATAGTATTAAAACTGTATGCAGTACCTTCATAGATATGATATAAGATTGTTTTACACTTTTTCACTTTATCATTCCTTTCTCTATGTATTGTACCACATAAAAATTAAAAATAAAAGAGCTTAGATAACGATCTAAGCTCTTTGTTATATTATATAATTTTATTTATCAAATTAATATAAGTGTATCAATTAGTCAATCACACTTGCAGGAATTGACTTAGCAGAAGAATTATACAAAACATTTCTCAAAAGACAAATTCTCTTTGGAAATACCACGCATAATGCACCGTACCACAAGTATGCCATATTTGTAGAAGTGCTGGTAATTGCGAGCGGGAATTTAGTGATTGGCGCAAATTCGAGATAACGTACTGTAGTTGGACGGTTTTCAATAATGAATACGTCACCAGTACCCGGAATAGTTTCGTTGTTATCTTCGAATACGATAGTACCGTCACCAGCCATCTTAGAAATAGCTACACGACCTACAAGCCAGAATTGGTCATCGCCCGGAACATCTGACTTACGATAGATTGCTACGTAATCAGGAACATTAGCAACCATCCGGTTAAGAGTTGCAGTAATCTTAACAGTATCAGTAGTGTTCGTAACTTTAACCTTAACTTCATCAGATGGTAATGAGTCTTGTTGACCTACGGCGACTACACGGTATGTTAAGTCAACACCAACAGACTTGTTAAGAACAACCTTATCATCTTTGTCCTTCTTGTCGTCTGCCATAAACATACCATTGTCACCAGTAACAACTTCTGCCTTAACAGTTGGAGCTACTGGAGCGTCTTGGTCTACAGCACCGTCCATATCAAGCTTCTTATCAAGGTCCATAATAGTTGAACCATGAAGAGCAATATTACCACGAGCTGAAATGAACCGTTGAATATCAAGACCAACTTGCATACCAGCACCAGCTGAGTTAGGTTGTAAGATACGTTGTGCACCAAGGTGTTCGTTAACGAAATCAGCCTTAATACCTACCGGCATATAAGCATCAGTTGGTGTACCATAACCCTGAGCAATCTTAACAGCGGCTAAGTTAAGTGCTTGTGGTGTAAGGGAAGAACCACGCATATCAATCTTGTTGTGTTCGTCCATAAGCTTTTCAAGACCATCAAACTCAAGACCTTCACCGTCTTGTTGAGCCAAGTCTGAGTCACCATAGAAAGTAGCATATTCAATAGCCTTAGCAATGTTGTTAATAGCTGAGATTTCCAACAAGATGTTGGTATCAACAGTTGTATTAGCCCATTGCATTGCAAATGAACTACCCTTAGTATCTACAAGGAACTTAACGTTAACAGTCTTTTGCCGTGCATGAGGTTCGTTAGAACGAAGCTTAGCAATTTCTGGTTGGAACATTTGGTGTCCTGTACGACCATGTGAGTAGTAAACAGTATACTTTTGAACAGTTTGGTTAACAGGTACCTTAGCGAGATCCTTATAGATTGTATAATCTTCGTCTCCATAAGTAGAGATGTTAAGAGTAGGATCTAATGCTTCCATACGGTAAGCGGCACCATCTGGTTGTGTTTCTGGTGTAATACCAGTACCAGCAGTAAAGGCTTTAACAACCCGGTCTGCCTTATCATTGTTTAAAGACTTATTTAACTTGTCTTCTTGATCTTGTTTAAAAACAGACTTTACTACAGTCTTTTCTTTTAGTAATTCTGGCAAAATTTTCATCCTTTCCATTTTACCATTCGTTGTCTATATCTAATATAGACATAAGTATGGTTTTTTAATTAAAAACTAAATTTCGTTATATCTTTCAATAAAACTATCGGGAACTGTAGTACCTTTAAGTCCTCGAGTATCAGCTAAAAGACTCTTTAAGGCTTGCTTACGTTCCAAGTTAATACCACTTTGTACACCGTCAAAGCCAAGCAATGACTTAGCGATTACATTTTCAAGTGCTTCCTTAGTAACACCGTCTTCTTGAGTTTCTACAGACTTAGCAACTGTATCGTCCTTAGCTTCTTCTGCACCCGTAGCAACTGCCTTACCAGTAGGGATTGACTTTTCAGCCTTATCTTCTTCTGCTGGTTCCTCTACTGACTTTTCAGCTTCATCAGCATTATCAGCAGGTTCTTCTACAGACTTCTTAGCCTTGTCTTCCTTATCATCTTTAGCTTCATCATCTGTGTCTGGTTCTTGGTCATCATCAGACTTAGCTGTCTTACACTTTTTATCAGCAGATTCTTCTACATCATCATCGTCTCCACACTTTTTATCTTGAGACTTTTCTACTGACTTTTCAGCTTGATCTTCAATAGGTGCTTGCTTAGCCAAGAATGACTTAGCAATTTCCATAGAAGCTTCTGCTAATTCCTTGTAAGACTTTTGCATTTCAGCCATAGTATCAACAGACTTAGTTAAAGCGTCAATCACAGCTTTAGTATCAAATGACTTAGAAGCTTCTTCATGACCCTTAGGATCATCAACATTAGTTAATTCTTTATGTTGCTTAGCCTTAGCTTCTTCAGTCTTAGCGTCTGTATTCTTTTCTACAGCAGGTTCGTCTTCTGATTTTTCAGCTTCATCAGCAGACTTAGTTGACTTATCCTTTTTATCAGCAGATTCTTCTACATCATCGTCAACGTCCTTAGTTACTTTTTCATTATCATCTGAAATAGTAGCTTGGTTAACGTTCTTTTCAGCTTCCTCAGTAGACTTAGTTGCTTCTTCCTGTGCTTTTACATCTGGATCAGTCTTTTCAACTTCAGCAGACTTTTCTACTGTGTCTTCTGTAGACACTAATGACTTACGAGCTTTATCAATAGCGTCCATAGCATTCTTTAATTTATCAGGCAAAATTAATCCTCCTTAATCATCAGTGATACCATCTGCACCACTTAAAATTCTTTCCAATCGACTAGTAGTTAGGTTATTAGTATTAATTGCATGAACCACAGCTTGTGAATCATTATAAGAAAGACCTTCGAACAATTGTAAGAATAAAATCATTACATCATCTCCGGAATCCTTATGAGCTAAAATATCAGCTACTGAATTAGCAACTGGTCTTAACCCAATCTTACGAGCCTGCTTCATGTTTTCAGCTAAACTAACCAATTGACCAGAAAGAGCTTCTGTTCTAAAGGCTCCACCATCATTCTGGGTACTAGGAGTAATTCCATGACCAGCAGTTAGAGCTTTATTTGTCTTATCTAATTTTACAGTCATACTTAACATAGGCTTAGAATCTGTAGTATCTGAATCCTTAGTAGGTTCCTCATTATCTAAACCAAAAATAGACTTTGAAACCAATTCCCAAGTAGCATGAGTATTAGCTGGGTTCTTAGTTACCGCTACACCAGTAATTTGAACTTGTCTAATGATAGAGTCGTCACTAGCGTCTCGTTCTAAAACATTACCCTCAATCGAAAAGCCAAGTTGTCGATCAATATGATTATCTTTAATATTATGGTAAAGCTTAATAATATCTTGTACCTGTGGCATATTCTTGAAAAGCTTAGCCTCAAGGAACAAACCTTTAGAGTCTACGTATGTATTTTCTGTTGGTACTCCAATTACTTGATCACGATCATGCTCAAAATCAACCCAACCATCGCTTAGTAGATAATCAGCATTTATACCTTGCGGGTCTATCGTCTCCCCTTGTAGGTCTTTATCTGATGTGGAGGCCATCCCAGAAATTGTATAAGTAGCTTCGTCACCTTCACCAGACTTCTCTACTTTATCAATTGGTAAGAATACATCAAAATTCTTTTTCAACTTTAGATCTCACCACCCGTCTACTTAGAATACATAAACTTTTCTGTTTAATAATATAGGAAACTAGCTAATCTGTATTCCCTACATTAGTCTCCTCTGGACTCTTAAGATCTTGCTTATTAGGATCTTCTTTAGTGTCTGATTGCTTATCTAATGACTGTTCGTGTCCCGGCTTGTAATCATTTTGATGTTGTTGCTCTACATTAGCCTCTGGATTCATCTTATCTTGAATAGCAAGCCATTGGATAAGGTTGTCCGAGTTACCCGGAATATCTGGTAAGTCAAGCTTAGGTAAGTGCATAAGCGCTCTCGCCTCTGAAATCGTCATTCCATTCTTAAGTTTTAATGCTAACTCATCTTGTAGTTGTTTCTCTTTACCTTGGTCACTTGGGCTAAAGACAAACATATAATCGGAGTCAACATACCGTAAAATCTTATCAGTCATCAGACGTTCAATGTACTTCATAACTGGTTCTAAACCATTATTACGTGAAGCGTCCATTTTAGTTCTAGTAGTATTACCCTCATTTAAAGTACTACCACCAGTCTTACCATTAGCTCCTCCTCGATTAGGAAAGTTAATCTCATCGGGTTGGATACTAAAATCAGCACAAATAATATTATTAAGATAATTAAGAAAATTAATAAATTCCATATCCTTAGAGGATTGTGTCATGTTGACGTACTTTGCATCATGTGCTTGAATAATTGGAATTTTCCACGAACCGTTGATTCCTTGTGCTGGAGTTAAATTACGTCTCAATGCGTCTAAGTTAGACTGAGAAGTACCAGAACCATCACCCGGATCTAAAAGCAACAGACCACGAGTCATACCACCTTGACTAAAGAAACGAGCATTAAACTGCTCAACATTAATATGGTACTGAATATGTTCCATACCTGCTTCAACAGGTGAAAAACCATACCCACCAGAATAAGGCTTATCTTGGCTCCAATAAGTAGAGAATACTAATTCCTTACTATTAAAATAAATTCTATCTTTATCACTAGCATTACTATTAACTACCTGTACAAAGGATTTAGGCTTATCAATACTAG